TTGACGCTCAGTTTCCTATCTTCGCTATCCCTAGCAGTACGAACAGCATTCAAGATCCGAGTGAATCCATTGGAGAGTGTGATTGATACCGACCTGTCATCTGTTGCAGCGAACGATGCGCTACCGGTAGCGACAGCGAACAGGTTCTCAGGTAACGCATAGATCGCATCTCTTAAAGCCTCAACGATCTGATGCCCAGAGAACCGTGGCTCAATCTCAACCAACGTTTCGTCATCAAACGCTAACGCAGTTGCCCCCTCCATCCCCCGCTGAACAGTTGTTTCCCCATTAGAAGAATAACTTGCATCGATGGCGTGGACATACACAGTTTCGAATCCCTGTGTAGCGTCACCAACCGACAGATAAGAGCCGGGTCGAACACCTGTAGATTTATAAGTAATCTGTGGGTTCTGCGTTGTGTTGATCGCAGCATCCAACTTATCTAATTCAGTACGTGTATTGCTATGTAACAACCGTTTCGTTTTAACAACAAGGTCACCCAAGGTAGGCATCTAGCCCTCCATCAGACAGGTACGTGCGGCTCATGCTCTTACTATACAGCAAGGAAAGGGGACGGGGGAATACCCCGCCCCCCTACCCGGCTAGCAATTTAGTTTAGTACCCAGTGAGGGTAGTCCACTTGCCCATGTGCTGTTCGCCCTTCACCTGAAGGCCTTCCTCGCACAGAAGCATGACCGAATCGGAGTCGCCAGTCTTAGCAAGCGCCTCCACAATCAGAGGCTGAATAACCCGACGCTGAATGTTGTCCTTCTGAACAATAAAGGCAGTGCCCTTATCGCACCAACGGTTCCGCACCAACTGTGTCTCACCAAACTCATGGAACACAGAGGTAACAGGCACGCGGCCACGACGAGGATCGTCAATGACAGTACGCACCCGACCGGAATCCGAGATGTCGTTCAGAGTTGCCATCGAAGTGGGGTTAGCGATCAGAAGATCGGGTACTCCACCTGCGTTGTAACACTTCTGCATCAAGGACTCCAACGAAGCCAACGTCAGAGTTGTCGTGGTATCCGTATTGGTAGAAATCCAATAGTTCAACCCGCCAGTTGACCGACGCTTGCCCGAAGTGTCATCGTATGGCTGACCATACAGATATGCCTGCTCGCGGGTGATGACGTTCTCAACAGAACGACCATACAACTGCTTTGCAAACTCATCACTCACGCCATACCGGGTGATCTGCTGCTCTGTACGAGACATCTGAACCTTCGTGGGTCCAAAGATCTGCGTATAGTTTGAGCGGATCGTCCGATCAGCCGCACGCGCGTTGCCCGGATCAGAACCTTCAGCCAGCGCGCTACCAACACAAACAACAACGTCGTCTGTCGTGGTCGCAGGCTGTGCTGAATCGTTCACCCAAGCCTCTAACTCCAATACACCAGTTGCTTCAACAACTTCGGTTACCCGCTTGATACAAGCGTGCTGGACGGCACTTCGGTCCATAGTAGTAACGAGGTCACCGACCTGAAACTTGTATGAATCCGCTACCGACACTTCAAAACTGGTAAGACTCGCACCCGTTGCTGCGTTTGCAACATCAATTGATGCTGACGGAAGCAAGAGTTCTTCGTCCATCCATTTGAAGGTGGTCTGATCGACAGGGGAACTGCCGATAAGTTGCCTTCCATCAGTACCAATGCCGTTGATCAGTGGTGAATCAATGGGCGAAATCATATAAATGAGTTCGTCCATATTGATCTTAACGCCGACCGCTAAGTCATATGAGGTAACTCCGGGTGCTGCACCCGTCCATCCTACAATAGCCATAATATCTTTCTCCTAGATGAGTAAATGGGGATCAAACAGAAGTCTTCTTCTGTTCTCTTTCCCGTAATAGTCTCTCATACTTGGAGCGATTATCGGCAAATTCTTTGACACCAATACGTTTGCCCTCAGAATCTAGATACGGAACAAACGATCCATCTCGCCTATGTTCACCAGCGATCCCTCGTTCCCAAGCCGGATCGGCTTTGCGAGGTGGGATCTTGTTCATCCGTGACGGCATAGACGAAGGCGCAATATTTGCGGCCTGAAGAATTCGCTTTACAGCAACCTCTTCGCATTCAGGGCAACACGTATCCGGTTCGTCGTCTACCGAATGCCGCCGCTCATAACGGTGGCAACACTCAGAACACTCGTAAACATATGTAGGCATCAGCGTTCAGAGACAACCCTTCGATCAGGGTTTGCCCCGCCTGCCGCCTCTAAAACCGTATTGATGAATCGTGCTGCGGAATCTTCCTTCGGACGACCCGCATTGATCATCTCTTGGAATTCACGGTGGCCTGCGTCGTATGGACTCTCTGTCTGCTCATCAGGTGGAACGCTATCCGAAACCAGATCCTGACGTTGGCGACCAACCTGACGGTCAGCAGCCTCATCAGCCTCAGAGACTCCCGTTGACGCTACTGCGCCTTTGAGAATTCCAAGTTCTTCTGCCTCGGTACGAATCAGATCTGTTTCCAAATCTCCATCGTAAGCCTTGAACAGAAGTTGTCCTGCTTTCGAATCTGTATCTACACCAGCCTTTAGAAACGCCATCTCGCGCTTCACCGACTCAAGTTCCTGTGATGCTTGACGACCTCGGGCCGCTGCCTCTCGCAGATCCTTGATACTGGATTCCTGATTTTCAACCATGGTGTCTCTCCTTTACCGAATCGCGCATAGTGGAGGTACTATACGGGTGGATGACTAAACAGAATTTCCCGGTCGTCACGTTCCGGGTCTGTCTGCCACTATGTTACTCATCAGGAGCGTGCGAAGTCCTAATGGATGGATACTGACCGGCCCAAGGGGCTCACAGCCACCGGCCCATCGGGGGCTCACGGCGATCCAGTAATAACTCTATCATACTATTTCTCTGCGTGCCACTCTAAATGGCGAATTTGTGAAGAACGTACTTCTCGTACATCTGTCTTGACTTCACCCACATCGTCGCCAATTGCTTCCAACTTGGCTTGGTTGGCAGCGTGCTGATCAGTGTTCTCTCGTCGGAGGCGGGTGATCAATACAGCAAAGACGCCGCTCACTAGAGCAGCGCCTATGGCACCGAACGCACCCGCCCATTCCATTACGAGGCAGCAGAAGCGGACCCGTCACCAAAGCGTGTAGCAACCACACCCTTGACGAGACTAAGCACAGCCGTCGCTCCCGCAATGCCTGCGGTTTTGAGCGTGTCGGTTGAGCCAACAATATAGATAGCGAGGAACGCTTGAAGAAACGTTGCTACTACCCGTTCTAGTAGATCTCTGGTAAACATTACTTCCTTCTCCTTCTTGGCGAAGGCGATCTCGGTGGCGGTTTCGATAAAGGTTGTATAAAGGTTTTACTGCGGATTCTGGCTTTCAATGCGTCAAGTTCACGCTGCCAAGGCCGCGTCGTTGTGCCTGATCCCAAGCGTCGTGCGCTACCAAGCATTGCACGGTCAGCGCCACTACGCTTTTTACGAGCCATTACTTCTTCCCTTTCTTTCGAGAAACCTTCTGATACGCCACCTTCTTAGCCTTTCCTTTCGAACCTGCTGTCTGATACTTCGGCATTACCTTGCTGCTCCTAACCCCGTACCCTGTTGCGTAACCATAGCACCTCCGCCGCCACGAAACGCAGCCAACCGCTGACCCTTACGCTTCTTCAACATAATCTCAATCTCCCGCGCCGACTTATCAGATACGTCAGCACCAAACTTTGCCTCAACCCCATGCTCCAACAAAGTCAAATCCTCTTCACCTATCTTCTCAGTAAACAAACCTTCTTCCTCTTTCAACTGATGGAACCGATCCCAAGCCTGACCCTGAGAATACCCCATCTGTGCAATAGACTCAGCAGACGCTTGAGAAATTCCAGTATCAAGACTCAACAAAATCTGTGACCAGCCACCCAACTTAGCAGCAGCAATATCAGACTTGGTATCAACCCACGATCCACCCCACTCATCTTCCGGATCGATGAACGCCAACATCAGATTCGGATCAGCACGATTCGGTCCATACCACTCAATGAATTTATCCTTTACTTCTATTGGCACAGAGTACATCATCTCTTCTGCTGTATTGAGGCGTTGCTCAACCTCACCGGAAGATACCCGATTCACAATCAGTTTCGTCATCAACTGATCGAAAACAATGCCGTCTTCTAAGCCCTTAGCGGCTAGCAAATCCTTTACCGCCCGCTCTTCCGCAAGATAGTATTGAGGCGAAGGGATACCACGCACTCCCTCCGGATCCTCCGCCCTCAAGTTGTGTATTCCGGGGAATCGTTCTTCAAATAATTCTGTATCGTAGATTTCTATTAGTGCCTGCGGAAGATCATAGGTTGGGTCAGTGAATCGGTCACTAAACAAATCCCATGTAGCATTAGCCTGTTCTGTGGTGACACCGATTTCGCTCATCAATGCAGCGAACTCTTCTTTGCTGAACGCGGGATCAGCGTCAGCCTGCTCTGCGTATGCTGTCTCGTATCCTATTGCCTCTCCTGTTGCTGTGGCTGCATCGATATCTGCTTGGGTAAAGTCCTGAGTAACAGACGCTGCTCCTGCTGCTGTGGCTGCATCAAGATCTGCTTGGGTAATCAATGGCAGAGTCTCCGCATCCGATGGTTCTCCATCCCCCGGTAGATTCTCCACTTCCGGTGGTTCTCCATCCCATGTACCTATAGGATCGCCAATCCCATCGAACTGTTCGCCTACGCCTTCTCCCTCGCCTGTGTCGGGTATCTCATTGGGGTCTGTATCGATAATGGAATCTGCTTCAAACCCTTCAACGAACTCTTCAACTTCATCCAATTCGTCCAAGTCTGTTTCTGGTTCAACTATCGTATCGGGAGGTTCGACAACCGGAGGTTCGACAACCGGAGGTTCGACAACCGGAGGCTCGTCAGCAGGAGGCTCGTCAACAGGAGGCCTCAACGTCCCAAGAAACTCATCGACCTCGTTTAGATACTGCTCAAAGTCAACACGCCCATTCTGGACAGCAACATCGATAATCGCATCCTTGCGCTCCTGACTCAACCCTGTAAAGCGAGGATCATCGTTAAGTATCGACCGGGCGTAACCAACAATATCGAACCCTATCGCCATGACCGCACCCCAAAGAACTCAGACATAGCAGAAGTAAAGTTATTCATCTTGCCACGAAAATCATCCGTCTTCTTATACCGAGGATCCTTATACGCCAACATCCTCGCCTCCCGCGAATTCACAAACCGTGTCGTCTTATCATCACCAACCACCAACGAATCCTGAAACCAATCATCCGACAACGACAACTCCTCTGAATCCATCTCCCATATCTTTGCCACAGTCTGCTTCACCGGCTCCAAATGATCCGAAATAGTCATCCCCGACGTATACAAACGATCAATAAGCGACGGATCCAACCAATCATACTGAACCTTCGCCGTATCTGCAATCAACTGTGTTGCCTGCTCCCACGTTTTTCCTTCGTTCTTCACATCAAAAGCAAATTCCCACAATCTTTTATCATTCATCGATACCAGCCACTCTGACGCATACGCTTCCAACGAATCATGTGTCGTCTTGACTGTACCTGCATAAACTGGCGCTGGTTCTTCTGCATCAAAGTAAACAGTTTTGAGAATAGATCGTTCGATGTCTGCCAGTTGACCAGCCTGCCAATCTTTAACCAGCATCTCATTGGCAAGACGATCCAACTGTTCACCAGTCAAACGAAATCCTAGTTGTCTCGCAATAATGTCTGCGTCTTGACGATTAACCGTCAACGTTTGATTGTATGTCGCCGGATCCGTATGCTTCAGTTTCTCAGCAGCACGCCACTGGTCGGTATGGCTTGTCCACCAATCCTGTTTATGAAGATCTCTTATGAAGTCATCTACGAAAGTGCCGTACCTACCCGCGTCTGGTTCTACGAGGCCTCCCTCAAGATCTGCAAGTTTCTTCTCCCACGTTGCAATGAATCCTTCGAGGGCAGGGATTTCTGTAAGCCACAATAAATCACCATAAGAAAAGGAACCCCGTCTCGCGGAGGGCGGATCGGGATACTGATCGCCTTCAAAGTTAGAAAGATCTACGGAAGAAGGCGGATCGGAATACTGGCCGCCTTCAAAGTTAGGAAGATCTACGGAAGTCGTAACGGGAGTACTATTCGCTATGCGTGATCGCTGAACCATCGTTCACTCCATTCTCATAAAACATCGAACCCATCGCAGCCTCCAACAAATCAGAACCAGACGCAAGACGATTCGCTCCTGCGCCCTTAAACCTATCACCCGTCGGGCGAGCCAACCAAGAAAACTCTGAATCAATAAGAACCCCATATCTAGGTGCGTTGGTCTTAACCCACTCCTCAGTCTCCGCATCAGGATATTCAAGAACTGCTGCGCGGCCACGCAAAAACGGTGACTCGCCGGGAAGGCCAAGCCGTTCCGCTGCCTTAGGATTCATACGTTTTACCTGATGATACAACTCTTGATATTCGGTGTTGCTCATAAAGCCCGCAGTG